CAGACGATTTATGGATCAATCACCTCAAAGGTGAAGGACCTGCTCTCGGGATCATCCCTATTACAGAAGACAATAGTTGTAGGTGGGGGTGTATTGATATTGATGAATATAATTTTGACCATCTTAGCCTCATTAAAAGTATTAGGAGTCTTAATCTCCCTTTAATTGTCTGCCGATCTAAATCAGGTGGAGCTCACGTCTTTTTATTTACCAAAGAAAATATTCCTGCATCTTTGATGCAATCTAAATTAAAACAAATGTCTAAAACTCTGGGCTATGAAGGTTCAGAAATTTTTCCAAAACAAACAGAAATTCTAGTGGAACGTGGGGACACTGGAAACTTTTTAAACTTACCCTACTTTAACGAAATGAAAGGACTACGTTATGCTATCAACGATACTGGCGCCGGTTGTACACTTGAGGAATTTTATAAGCTCTATGATGTTCTGGCGTGCGGAATGGAAGAGGTCGAGAAAATTAAAGTCGAAGAGAAAAAAATAGAAGAAGCTTTTCCTGGGGGTCCTCCTTGTTTAAACAAATTAGCCATAGTTGGTTTCGGGGAGGGCTCAAGAAACAATGCATTATTTAATATTGCAGTTTATTACAAGCAAGCAAAACCAGATTCTTGGGAAGATGAATTAGTTAAAGCAAATCAAAAATTTATGGAACCACCATTAAGTAATAGTGAGGTTCAACAATTAATTAAATCAGTAAGTCGTAAAGGTTATGACAAATATAGATGTAAAGACGCACCTATTAATGCAGTCTGTCAAGCATCTTTTTGTAGAACTAAACCTTTTGGTGTAGGTTTTGGGGAAGAACAAATGCCAGTACTTGGAAACTTAACAAAGTATACTTCAAATCCACCACAATGGTTTCTAGATGTAGGGGAATCGCGAATCGAATTAAAAACAGAACAACTTTATAGTTCTGCTTTGTTTGCGTTAGCATGTTTAGATCAAGCTAACTTAGTTGTACCAGTTCCTAAACCAAAAGACTGGAAAGAATTATTTTTAAAACCAATGATGGCAAACTTACAACAGATAGAACCATTACAATCTTTAGATCCAATGAATCAAATTATGGGCTTACTTCAAGACTGGACTACCAATAGACAGTCAGCAAGAACTTTAGATGATATCTTTAATAAACTTCCGTACACAGATGAGAAAAGAGAATTTACATATTTTAGAATGGAAGATTTCTATGCATTTTGCAAAAAGAATAATTGGGAAATGGATAAAACTAAAACAGGAAATTTAATTAAAAGATTAGAAGATACATTTGTTAAGGAAGATAGAATGAGAATTAAAGATCAACAACCGAGAGTTATTAAAATTAAAACAATGAAAAAAATAGAAGCATCAATTTCTCAAGAACCTTACCAACAGGAAGATTTTTAATGAAATACTCTAGAGACGTGGGTGTTAATTGGCATTTAAGATTTAGACAACACATAAAAGATTTAACAGAAGAATTAGAAGTAACTCAAATTCAGCTAGAGATAGCGGAAAGGAAACTAAAAAAATATGAAAACAATCATATTAGGTCCACCAGGAACAGGAAAAACAACAACGTTGTTAAACTTAGTGGACGAATTTATCAAGACCGGAATTAGACCCAAACAGATTGGTTATTTTTCTTTTACAAAGAAAGCTGCAACTGAAGCAGCGAATAGAGCTGCAGATAAATTTGGTTTAGATATAGAAAATGATTTAGCTTTTTTTAGAACTCTTCATTCTTACGCGTTTAATCAATTAGGAATGACTAAAGAAAAGATGATGGGTATAGATGATTATAAAGAGTTTGGAAAGAAATGTGGCATCCCTATTAAGACGGCCAAGTATTCAACAGAAGATGGTACATTTAATTCTGATAATGAATACCTAACAATAATTAATACAGCAGCAGTAAAGAGAATGGATCTTTTAGAATACTATGATTCAAGACAAAACATCTTAGACATAGAAAGAAATACTTTATTTTTATTAGCTGATGAACTTAAAAGATTTAAAAAAGAAAAAGGATTAAAAGACTTTAATGATTTAATAGAAGACTTTTTATTAAAAGAAACTTTAAATAAGTTTGAAGTTTTATTTATAGATGAGGCTCAAGACTTATCATTACTTCAATGGGATATGGTAAGAAAGATCTGGAGTAGAGCAGAAAAAACATACATAGCTGGTGATGATGATCAGGCTATCTTTAAGTGGGCGGGTGCAGACGTGGATCACTTCATTGCTTTAAAAGAAGAAGTAGATGATATTAAAACCTTAGATCAATCTTATAGAATTCCTGGAGGACCTATACACGAACTCTCTCAAAAAATAATTAATAAAGTACAGAACAGATTTCCTAAAAACTATAAACCGAGAGCTGAAGAAGGTATATTAAAAAGGTACTCAGACATTACACAAGTAGATATGTCTGAGGGTAATTGGTTAGTATTATCTTCTGCACATCATTTTTTAGATGATGCTAAAGAATTGTGTGAACTTCAAGGATGGTATTATCAACATCGAGGAATTAATTCTATTCCTTTAAAATTATTATTAGCAATAAATAATTGGGAAGCTTGGCGTAAAGGTGGAATGCTTAATCATTTAGAAATTAAAAACGTATATGAGTATCTTGGAACAAATGTTTTAGAAGGGTTCAGGAAGGGTAAGACTCTTCATTCGGACGCGAAGTATACACTAAAAGACTGTAAAGATCAACATGGATTAATAATTTCTGATGTTTGGTTTAAATCTTTTGAAGGTTTAGATCCAATCACTGAAAACTACATTCGTAATATGAGGGCGAATGGAGAGCAGATAAATAAAAATCCTCGTATAATAATGTCAACAATACATGCAGCGAAAGGAGGTGAAGCAGATAAAGTTTTATTATTACAAGACTTAACAAATGCAGCGTTAGAAACTTTTAGTCATGATCCAGATGAATTACATAGATTATTTTATACTGGTGCGACGAGAGCGAAGCGTGAATTGCACGTGTTAGATCCTAAAAATTTTGATCGAGCTTATATACTATGACAAATAAAGAAATGTTTAAAGGAATGACCTACGAATCACTAGACAAGCAGGTCGGAGGGAAACACTACCGGAATATGAAAATTCAACCGGCGGAGTTTATTAATGAAAATAAGTTGCTTTTTGCCGAAGGCAACGCTATAAAGTACATCTGTCGCCATGCGATAAAAGGAAAAGAGGAAGATGTGAAGAAGGCAATACACTATTTAGAAATGATATTGGAAAGGGATTACTCGTGAGGAGTACTCAGATTCCTTTGTTCACTCCGGATACTGAATGGGTAATGCCGGAAGAATTAAAAAATCTGAAAGGTGTAAAACAAATAGCCGTAGATTTAGAAACTAATGATCCTGATTTAAAAGAATTAGGATCAGGTAATGTCATAAAGAATGGACATGTTGCTGGAGTAGCGATCGCTACTGAGGGATGGTCAGGTTATTATCCTATTCATCATGAATCTGGTGGCAACATGGATAAACAATTAGTTTATGGGTGGCTTCAAGAAATTTTTAATCAAGTAGATACTACATTTATTTTTCATAATGCAATGTATGATGTCTGTTGGTTAAGGTCCGAAGGATTAATTATTAAAGGTAAGATAGTTGATACTATGATTGCAGCGTCTTTAATTGATGAGAATAGATTAACCTATCAATTAAATCCTTTAGCAAGACATTATGTGGGTATTGGTAAGGATGAAAAGATATTAAATGATGCAGCTAAAGAATATGGATTAGATCCTAAAAAAGATATCTGGAGATTACCTGCAATGTTTGTAGGTCAGTATGCAGAACGTGATGCTGAAGCAACATTAAAACTTTGGCAAAGATTAGAACATGAAATGTATACCCAGGAACTTTGGGATATTTTTAATCTTGAAATAAAATTATTTCCCTGTCTAGTTGATATGAGATTCAAAGGAGTAAGAGTAGATTTAGAAAAAGCAGCCCTTATAAAGAAAAATTTAATTAAAAGAGAAAAGAAAATACTTAGTGATATCAAAGCTTTAGTAGGTTTTCCTGTAGAAATTAGTGCGGCAAGATCTATTGCAAAAGCATTTGAAAAATTAAAACTTCCCTATGATAGAACAGAAAAAAGTAATGAACCTAGTTTTACAAAAAACTTTTTACAGAATCATCCCCATGAATTACCCAAAGCAATTGCTGAAGCAAGAGAATTAAATAAAGCTCATGGAACTTTTATAGATTCAATAACTAAACATTCACATAATGGAAGAATTCATGCAGATATAAATCAAATTAGATCAGATCAAGGGGGAACGGTAACAGGAAGATTCTCAATGAGTAATCCTAACCTACAACAGATTCCAGCAAGACATCCCGAACTGGGTCCCATGATTAGATCTATCTTTATTCCTGAAGATAAATGCAAATGGGGATCATTTGACTACTCACAACAAGAGCCTAGAATTTTAGTACATTATGCAAAACTTCAAAATTTAGATGGAGTTGATGGAATTGTAGACGCATACAACAGCGGAGACGCAGATTTCCACCAGGTCGTGGCCGACATGGCAGGCATAGAACGAAAGCAAGCTAAGACTATTAATTTAGGTCTTATGTATGGAATGGGAAAAAATAAGTTAATGTCTGAGTTAGGATTGATGAAAGATTCTGCAGAAAAATTAATTAGACAATACCACGTCAAGGCACCCTTCGTAAAACAATTGATGGACAATGTATCTCGTAAAGCAAATGATAGAGGAAAGATCAGAACTTTACTAGGTAGAGCATGTCACTTTGATTTATGGCAGCCAGTCCAATTTGGGGTTTATAAACCCTTACCTCTGGAAGCAGCTAGAAAAGAATATGATGAACCTTTAAAAAGAGCCTTTACTTACAAGGCTTTAAACAAACTAATTCAAGGATCAGCAGCAGACATGACTAAAAAAAGTATGGTATCTTTATATGAAAATGGTATAATCCCGCACATACAAATTCATGATGAAGTCGACATATCTGTTGAATCCCATGCAAAGGCGGAAGAGATTATAGAGATTATGGAATCAGCAGTAGAACTGAAGGTTCCTAATAAAGTCGATTATGAACATGGTGATAACTGGGGAGAGATTAAGTAATGAAGAAGGAGAAATATGAATTATTTAAAATCCTGGTACGAAAAGGGCTGCTCTTTTAAAGACTGCTTATCTCAAAGATTTTCTAAAAATCGTATGACTGAGCCTAAATGCTCAATCTGTAAACTAACTAAATATAATTGTGGAATAGTTTTAATAGCTATTATCATACTACTAACATTAACATTTTAAGGAACAACAATGAGGATATTTAATGAATACGAATCAGAAGTTGAGGATCCTATTAGAGAAGAAAAAGCTCCTGAAATTGCAGACACAAAAAAAATATTTTGTTGCATTATTATGGACGGGGTTGATTCTTCTAGCCTTGTACGGGAGTCCGCTTAGATGATTGAAAAAGTTTTAACTTTGTTAGTCGGACTTCTAATAGCATTAGGAGGATGGAGCTTATCTAGAACATTTGAACTTTCTACAACTCAAGCAGTTCTGGAAAATCAAGTGGATCAATTAGAAT